ATATGTTAAATATTAACCCTATTAAAATACGGTGGGCTCTCTATCTTTTTCTATGTATCGGCCCTCGTATTCTATTTACCATATTCAGCTATTTTGCCTACGGATGGGTTCTTACAGTCTTAGGTATTCTTGCTATGATTCCTGTTATCAAATGGATTCACATTCTATTAATTGAAAAGAGAGATACAGGGTTAGAGGTACTAGGCAATGATATTTGGTGGAAGAATCTGCGTATACTCCATATGTTTCTATGGGGTTTCTTTGGTTATTTAGCAATTTCTGGAAATCGTAAAGCATGGTTAATATTAGCACTCGATACTGGTCTTGGACTGCTCTCTTTTTTAATACACCATTGGTCGGAAGGAAATATGACTAAACTAATAGAGTAATGAACCATATTGCTATACTAATTGCATGTATATGTTCTGGAATCATAACAAGTACCAATTTATATGCAGATAAATGGGATGATGTCCGGTTTAGTCTTAATGATTTGTATCGAACAGGGCTGTTAATCGGTTCTATGTTTTTCTTTACAGGTATTATCAACTGTCATATTCCCTGTATATTAATTGGTCTATTTATAGCTGTCTTCAGTATTGCATTAATTCGTAGTCAGGTGCTTGTTAATGAAATTCAATATCTTCGAAGCATGATTCCTCAACTATCTGCCAGTACAATGATGAGTAAACATATTGAAGACAAGCCAAATTCAATTTCCCATTTGGTAGATCAAATCATACAATCTCGCCAAAAAGAGGTTATTTTATTGAAAGGCTATTTACAAGATAACTAATATCCATTTTTATATATAAAGGACCACCTCATATCTATGATAGAAATGAGCTGTTCTTATATTTTATATCATAATCATGTGCGCACTTCTATTCCCTACACCTCCCTTCCTGAAGAGGATCAAAGTGTTCTACTTCTCTTTCATCGTATTGTAAAGGAATATTTAAACAAAGAGTGGAAAAGTGATGAAAAATATGTCCTCATGAATGAGCGAGGCGATGCCCTCGTCTATGATAAAGGAACTATTTATCGTATTTCCGATAGCTATACATGATGAAGTAATTCATATAGTCGCGAGGATACCACTGGGCCTATTTTTCGTGAACCTACCTTTTCTTCTGCTATATTATGTGCATCCAGTGCAATTACTCCTTGTAATGATCCATGTTTCGTTATTAAATGTTCGGCAACTTTTACCGAAATACCAGGACATTGCGCCAAACAACAAATCCCAAATTGTTTTGGATCGGCCGCATTTGCTTTCTTTTGTACATGAATTCCATCCGTTACTTTGACCAGTTCAGTTGTCCTCTGTAGTGAACTTGGATTCTCCTTCCATTGTTCTATAAGACTTTCTACAAGTTCTGCCGTTTCTTGAATAGACGTTGTTTGCATGACTGCAATATTATAATGAAAAATAAGACGATTAATACATTTCATTAATGCCTTTTTAGATACACGGTCTGTTCCCGATGATAATTGGCCTTCGATAATATACATGGGTTGTGCTTTCTTCTCTTGACACAAGGCAAGAAGACGTCCTCGTTGCTCTCTATAACGACCATCTAATAATGAAGCTTCCAAATCACGAATGGATTTTCGCTCAATAAGAAGCCCACCCTCCGATAATGTTTCTGTTTCTGATATACCAATCCAAATATCAGCAACAGGAAGCTGTTTTACAATAGTTTGTGGACCAAAGATACGAATCAATTCAGATTCTCTTGTATCCACCCAAAACATCTATTACATCTAACATATATTTGTTTATATTCTATTTTATATAAATGATAGAAATAATATAAAATAAACTGTTCTAGAATAAAGAAATAGATGACCGATTATAAAATTACACCAGAAGAATTAGCTACTATTCTGAAAAAACATCCTGGTAAAGTGCCTCTTTATATTACCAAAGCGTCAAATACTGCAGCAACTATACCCGATATAAAAAAACATAAATTCCTAGTACCTGCTGATTTTACCATTGCAAACGTCCAACATACCATACGTTTATGGTTAAAATTAAAACCCGAAGAGGCTATTTTTTTGTTTATTAATAATTCCATTCCACCACACGGCGTAAGTATGATAGAATTGTATCAGAAATACATGAGCCGCGATGGATTACTACGTATTACTTACACATCTGAAAATACATTTGGCTAATTAGTTTTTGTATATGTATATATATTATTGTTAATTATCATATGTTTTGTAGTACTTGTACCATATTCTATTAGATAGGGATGTATTAATTTTGCTTCGCTTTCAGGTGCTTCGCTTTTAGGTGCTTCGCTTTCAGGTGCTTCGCTTTTAGGTGCTTCGCTTTTAGGTGCTTCGCTTTTAATATCGTTGTTTTTAATATCATTTACGACTGTTTTTGTATCTGCCACTGATTGATTACTACTCGTGCGTGTTGGTGTTATGTGTCCATAAATATAATTTCCCATCTCTACTGAGAACTTATATGTATTTTATTTAATATGTGTATTAAAACCATGATTTTAAAGGATAGGTAGGCGCAAACATGCGTTCTAGACCTGGTGTCCACTGGGTATAATCATATTTTCCATCGCGAACAGAGTTTCTCTTTTGAAAAAATGGGTCTAATCCAGCACTCAAATCAGATGTTGTATAAGGAACTTGAATTACTTCTTCGCCACGCTGTTCCATAATCTCACGCTCTGCATTCTGTGCTACTTCATCTTCCCATACAATCTTTGGATTCTTTTCCTTCACTTCCACAATTTCCCATATGTTTTCACCCTGTTTTGATTTTTTAACGACAGGAATGAGACCTTTCTTATCATATAATTTATGAAGAAGACCCTTCACATCATCCACTGAATAATGAAGAAGTCCTTTACTTGACTCTGGCTTGTAGGTTTGTAGAATCTTTCGTTCCTCGTCATCGATTTCATAGGTATCAGGCAATTTCATGTCTGAACCATCCACCTCTCTATAGAAATTAGTAGCAGGAGCGGAAGCATTTTTCATATCATTTGTAAATTTTGCTTGCTCTTCTTGAAAGGTCTGTGAATCAGGCCCTCTCGAGGGCCAATCCATCGGATACCGGGTCATCGCATCGCTGATTTGTTTCTTCGAAGCCTCTTTTGAACCTCGATTATTGTAAACATCAGATATCTCATATTCGTCCAATTTATTGATTGGTTTCATCGTATAGGGCATTTCCGGTATTGACATAGCCTTTGTATTTGGTGTTCCATCTCCACTAAATCGTTTATCATTTGATTCAAATGCCTCTAAATATTTACGACCTCCTGCATATAATACAATGTATCCTAATATAAATAGTATACCGATAAGCATCATATTTGAAGTAGCCATCGGAGCTTCTATCTCTTCTATATATTAATAAATCCTACCAAAGTAGAATGGCATCACGCAAAGTTTCAAAACGAGGAAAAATTTCTCGTGGAAAAAAATACCATGCGCGCAAAACAGTTCGGGGGCATAGACGTTCTACCTCGGGAATGATATATCCGCCTCTTGATGTACGTTCCCCTAACGATCTCAATGGCATTTTAAAACGTATTACAAAAGGCCCTATCACAGTGGTACTTGTTTATGCTGATTGGTGCGGCCATTGTCATACTCTCAAGCCCCATTTCGAAAAAGCATCTAATTCACCAGAACGCAATGCGCAAGTTATTTCGATTAGAGATGATATGTTAGATAATTACAACCGTACTGTTAATAGTAAAATTAATTCAAAAGCTCCACAATTAAATGTGGAAGGATATCCAAGTGTTCTTCTGGTTGGCCCTGATGGCAAAAAATTGTCTGAAATCGCCAGTACACCACAAGCAGTACAAAGCGCCATGGTAAATGTTGCACCTGTCGCAGTCGCAGCCGGATTATCTACTTCCAGTATGTCTAATGAACTTTCTAACAATACACGAGCAGCAGCCAATAAAAATGCAGCTAATCGAAATGCAGCTAATCGAAATACGCCAGTCAATCGAAATGCATTATTAAAAGAAATTGGTGTAGAAAATAGAGGCCTTGCTAATAAATTTCCTTCTATCAAAGCAAATAATGCACTATCTAATCAAACCTTCGAGCACCTTACTACAAATCGTAATGCAACCATGAACGCAGTAAAGGTTAACAATATCGGCGAACAAGAAGTGGAAGAGGAAGAGGAAGAGGAAGAGGAAGAGGAAGAGGAAGAGGAAGAGGAAGAGGAAGCGGAAGCGGATGAAATAGAAGAGGTCAACAATATTGGTGAAGACGCAGGAGTTGCATCGAGTCTTTCTATCAAACAGAATAGCCTTGGCAAACAGAATAGCCTTGGCAAACAGAATAGCCTTGGCAAACAGAATAGCTTTAACAAACAGAATAGCCTTGGCAAACAGAGTAGCCCTGTTAAATTATCTACACATAATCTACCAGCAAGCACCAATACAAAACAGAATCTATCATCATCTGGTCTTACACAGAATGATGCAGCCAATATTATATCTCTTCAAGGCGTTCTGCATAACTCTCCCACACCTGTATCGCCCCCTGATACAAAATTAGCACTACGAAGTATCCATGATATACAAGGTCCTAATAAAATAAGGGGTGGCGCTCATGGATATGGACACGGTGGTAGTTTGTATGGTATGATGTCGCAAACTGCTTATAAATTGGCTCCTACTACAGTTCTTCTTGCAACAGCTGCTGCTGTCATGAATAAAACTCATCGTACAAGACGCAATAAGAAGCGTAGCGGAACTAAGCGTAGCGGAACTAAGCGTAGCGCAACAAAACACAATAAGAAGCGCAGTACACACAATAAGAAACGTAATGCAAAATAAGTCTGTGATATAAAATTGAATCATTATTTTGATAAGATGAATAGATAACATACCATGTCTTCTACTGATCTTATCTTCCATGTTCTCGATATCCAAGCGCGCGATATGCGTATTGAATCAGAAGAGGAAGATGTAAGAGAACTCGTTTATGAATCTCATTCCGATGACGATACTGAAGTTCAATATACTAAGAAAAAGAAAACAGTATCCACTTCTAAGCCTCGCGAATTTATCATTCATCTGTTCGGTGCAACAGAAACAGGCACTCCTGTTCGCTGCGATGTCACAGGATTTCGTCCTACT